GCTTGTCGCCAGCCAAGGCACCCGAGACATCGACACGGGCAAGGTTATCCTGCGCTACCAGCAGGACATGGCGCGCTCGGCCATGGCCGACTTCGTGATGCTCGGGGCGAACGACCGGGGCAGCTTCGCCATGTCGAAGTCCAAGTCCGATCTGTTCCTGAAGGCACTGGAAGGATACCTCGGCAGCGTCACGGCAATCCTGAATCGTCGCCTGATCCCGAAACTGTGCGCGTGGAACGGCATCGCGCCGTCTGATTACCCGATTGCCAAGCATGGGCGCATCGCGCCGATTGACTTGCAAGAGTTGGGAAACTTCATCAGCCGCGTGTCGAGCGCGGGCGCGACACTGTTCCCCAACGGCGTGCTGGAGGATCACCTGCTGGACGTGGGCGGGCTACCGCCCCGGATCGAAGGTGCGACCACGCCGCCGCCCGCAACCGAGGAGACGCCCGATGAATAACACGAAGAAAGCCTCCGGGGCTTCGCCCCTGTACGCCTTCCGCCCGGTACTGAACGCCGAGACGATCTGCGCATGGGCCGCCGAACAGGGATTCGAGACCGCGCTCCTGCCCGACGACATGCACGTTACGGTCGTGTTCAGCCGTGATGCCTTCGACGCGGGTTTGTCGCGGCTGGCCGAAAGCATCGAGCCCGATCCTTACCCCATGTACGGACCGCAAAACATCGTCGTGCGGGGCGGCACGCGGAATGTCGCGCCGCTGGGTGATGGGGGCGCAATCGTGCTCAAGATCGAAAGCCTTGAATTGCAACGCGAGCACCAGATGTTCCGCGAAATGGGCGCAAGTTGGGACTATGAATCCTACACGCCGCACGTCACGATCACCTATCGGGGGCTGCCAAGTGGTTTCTCTGAGCCCTTCTATGGAGACATCGTGCTCGGGCCGCTGACGTTTCGCGCGCTCGCCGCCGACAAAGACGAGAAGCCTGTTGAATCTTCGCTTGACAGCATAAAAAAGAAACTCTTGCATGATTCGACTCAACAGGCGATTATGTCGGACAATATGCAGGAAACCGAGTTCACCAAGACCTTCGAGGTCATTAAGGTCGCCGACGAGCAGCGCATCGTATACGGCTGGATTACGGTATCGACAGTAAAAGGTAAACTTTTCGTCGATTCGCAAGGCGACATTATAGAACCCGATGAAATGGTCAAGATGGCAAACGACTTTATGCTTGATGTCCGTCTGGCCAAGGCCATGCACGACGGCGCCGGTATAGGGGAGTTTATCCATTCCCTACCGCTGACAAAAGAAATTGCCGCCGCGCTCGGTATTGAGTGCGACCGCGAGGGCTGGATCGGCGCGCTCAAGATTCACGACGACGCCACGTGGGCGGATGTTAAATCCGGCAAGTTCACGGGTCTGTCCATCGGTGGGAAAGCACAAAACCGGGAGGCTGTCCAATGACGAGCGCACACAAACTCTCGGGAATTAAACTGTCGGAAATATCGCTTGTCGATGTCCCCGCAAATGCAGGCGCCACTATCGCGCTCTGGAAACGCGCAGAAAAGGAGACCGGCATGAATATGTCGCCAGCACAAAAAACCTATATGGAAAAGCTCATGGCTGATGGTATGGGAGAAGACGAGGCAAAGAAAGCCGCGATGAAAGAACCCATGGAGAAAGGTGCCGATATGGACCCCAAAGACCTCACGAAGCAGATCGAGGCTCTGACGGGCCAAGTTGCGACCCTCACCAAGCGAGCCGACACGGCTGACGCCGCGACCGCGCTGATCGAGAAAGCCGCGCAAGATGCGGGCTTCACGGTCACGAAGACAGACACCGGCGTCACGGTGGCGAAAGCTGCCGACCCCGAGTATGTCGAGATCAACGGCCAAAAGGTCGAAAAATCAAGCGTTCCGGCCCCGCTGCTGGAAATGGTTATGAAGCAAAGCGTCGAACTGGCCGCCATGCGCGCAACGCAGCACGACGCCGATCTCGCCAAGCGCGGCGCGGCTGAACTGCCGAACCTCGCCGGCACTGATCTGGTCAAAGGCAAGATGCTGGCTGCTGCCGGGACTGACGCCGAGATGCTGACCGCGCTGAAATCTGCCGACGCGGCCATGGCAAAGTCCATGACCGAAATCGGTCAGAACCCGCTGGCCGACGAAGGTTCGCCCACGTTCAAGCTGGATAAAATGGCCCGCGCCCACGCCACTGAAAAAGGCGTGCCTTACGAGGCGGCTTACGCCGCGGTAACCGCAACTGGCGAAGGTGCCGCGCTCTATACCCGCGCCATCGCCGAATCGAACTAAGGAGGGCCTGAGAAATGGCGACTAAAGACAACACTCAAAGCGTCACGATCATGGCCGGGGCCGACCTATCGGCGCTGCAATACCGCTTCGTAACGGTTGACTCGACCGGGCGCGCAATCGCGCCGGGCGCGGGCGCAGCGGTAGCGGGCGTGCTTCAAAACGACCCAACCTTGGATCAAGCGGGCCTTGTGGACATCGCCGGGGTTACGAAAGTGACCGCAGGCGCTGCGATCACCACGGGCGCGCGCGTAATGGCCACCACCGCTGGCAAGGCTATCGCAGCCACCGCAACCAATCACTCGCTGGGCATCGCGCTGGAGACCGGAGCTGACAACCGGGTTATCCGTGTCCTGCTCCAGCCTACCGGCATTGTGCCGGCATAACCTGAAAGCGAGGGACAAACAAAATGTCAAACCCCACCATCAATGCGGTACACGTCAACACGCCGCTCACGAACATCTCCGTTGCGTTCATGCAGAACGCTACCAATTTTATCGCCGATCAGGTCTTTCCGAATGTGCCTGTTCGGTTCCGCTCGGATCGCTATTACACCTTTGATCGCGGCTACTTCAACCGCGACGAGGCGCAAGAGCGCGCACCCGGCGCGGAGTCGGCTGGCGCAGGGTTTACGGTGGACAGTACGCCCACCTATTACGCCCGTGTTTTTGCCTACCACCACGACATCGCCGACCAGATCCGCGCCAATGCTGATCCGCAAGTCGATATGGACCGACTGGCTGCGCAGCAAGTCGCTCAAACTTTGATGATTCGGCGCGAGAAAAGCTGGGTTCAGAAGTTCTTTGTCGGCGGTGTCTGGACTGGCGGCGACGTGGACGGCGTGGCTGGAACCCCCTCGTCGGGTGAAGTTCGGCACTGGTCCGACTACACCAACGGCGACCCCATTGGAGATGTCGATACCGCCAAGGCCGCGATCTTGGAATCGACCGGCTTTCTCCCAAACACGCTTGTGCTCGGCTATCGTGTGTTTGACGCGCTGAAACGTCATCCTGACATCATCGACCTGATCAAGTATTCGGGCGGCGTAAGCCCAAGCAACCCCGCGCTGGTTACGCCCTCCGCGCTTGCTGCGGTGTTCGGTGTTGAGCGCGTTGTTATCGCCAGCGCCATTGAGAACACCGGGCTGGAAGGTGAGACCAACGCGCACAGCTTTATTGCTGGCAAAAAGGCCATGCTCTGCCACGCGGCACCCGCAGCCGGTCTGATGACCCCTACGGCAGGCTACACGTTCTCGTGGAACGGCTTTATGGGTCAGTCCAACGCGAACGGTTTCGCCACCAAGCGGTTCTACATGGACACGAAAGAGTCCACTCGTATCGAAGGACAAATGGCCTACGACCAAAAGGTTATCTCTGCCGAGTTGGGTTACTTCTGGGATACCATTGTCGCCTAGTAGACGAAACGTAAAAGACCCTCGCGCCGTTTGGCGCGAGGGTTTACTTCCCCGATGAGGACAGATTCATGAGCCGCTACGCCCGCCCAATTTTCAACCCGTCTCGCCCGCTCTTTGCGCGTAAAACTTTTGTCGCTAACGGTCACACGCTGGAGCCAGACGCGCCGTTCATGTGGAAGCGTATGGCGGTTTCGCAGCGCAAGGTATCGACGTTGTTTGCCAACGGCTACCTGAAGCACGCTGAGGAGACAGACGAGACCGAAGCGAAGACCATCGAGCAAGAGCTACAGGATGAAGACATCCACGACGCCGCGCTTGACGCAAGCGTCGAGGATGACCCGCAGACAGCCCCAGAGCCGCAGGCGGACGACACCGCCGACCCGGCCAACGCGGACGCTGACGGCGACCCGGACAGCGTGGACGGCATTGACGACCACGACGCGCTGCAAGAACTTGCTCGCGGAAGCGGACGCAAGAAGATCACCAAGAACGCGCGCGCAAAGCTGATCAGCCTTGGCCAAGCGTGGTAGGTGAAATAAAGGATCGTTGAGTAATGACGTGGACCTATTCAGGAGACCCCTCTTTTAGCGCCCGCGACGCGGTGCGCTTCTACGTGGGCGACACGGACACCAACGATCAGCTTCTTCAAGACGCCGAAATTGCCTTCGTACTCACGCAGGTTTCCGACCCGCTGGGGGCCGCTTCGCGCTGCGCGCGGGCGATCGCGAGTAAGATGTCTCTTTTGGTTGATGAGAAGTTTGAAAGTATTGACAACAAATTCAGCCAACGCGCCAAGGCTTTTTCAATTCTTGCGGGCCAACTGGAACGGGACGCAAAACGGTACGGCGGGTTGGGCACGCCTTTGGCCGGAGGTATCAGTATTGCTGCGGTGGATGCCGCGCATCTGGATTTAGACCGAGTTCAATCTGCGTTCCGCGAAGGACAGTTCTCTATTCCACCGGCGCGCGGCGTGGATGATGAATCATGTCAGTAAACGTAACCAATCTTATGCGTCGGCAGGGACGCGACGTGGTTCTTACACGTGTCTCGGCCACCGCTCCTGTT